AACGCTGGCCGACGAGCAGGTCGAGGATACACTGCTTCACGAGGTGCTTCACATCATCGACAAGGAGCTTGTCATCGGGCTGGAAGAAGCCGAAGTTGCACGCCTTGCCGTCGGCCTTCACAGTGCGGGGTACAGGTACGATGGAGGACACTATGACCAACGGTAACAGGACAAACACACTGCTCGCGGTGTATCTTGTGGCTATGTGCGTGCTGCTGGTGGCGTTTGGCTACATCCTGGAGATGATCCAGGGGATACGGTGAGGACAGACGACCTCATCGCCGAGATACAGGCACGGGCATGGATAACCAACGACATGGGCCTGGCCAAGGCTGCCCTGGCCCTTGCCGAGGAATACATCATCATGCGCGACATGGCCCTCCGGATGGAGAGCACCATACACCGCATGGTCAAGGAGGCCGAAAAGGCCGGGGAGGCGAAAATTGGCGGCATACAACAACCCTGACGACGCGGCTAGAGCGAGCAAGAGGCACATGGCTTTCTGTGACCCATTCTTCGTGCATCTCCCCAGGGGAAGGATACAGGTGGAGATCGTGAAACCGTTGTACGGTGATCCATACGCGGTGTACCATACGGCCCAGGGCATCAAGGTCCACGACTGGAAGCCATCAAGCTCGGATGTTGACCGCATAAATATATGGAGACCATGGGTTTGAGAACCCGGAGCATAGACACCCACGAAAAGAAGGCCGAGATAATCAAGGCCCTGGTCAGCGGAAGGGAGTCATACCAGAATATATCGGAACGATATGGGATTTCAAAGACGGCAATATGCACATACCTGAAGGACAGGCTGTACCCACAGGTAGCCTCTGCCAGGATCGCAGAGGACAAAAAGGCCGGCAAGACCATGCTCGAGAGGATCGAGAGGGAGATGGTCTACAGCCAGAAGATGTACGAATCGTGCAACGACTGGCTCCAGGACCCCACCAACCCAGACCGATACGAGCTCGGGCCCAGGGGATACGAGATCAACGTCGTCTACAGGGACGAGAATGGACACCAGCAGAAGGCCACCCTCCAGACCCTGCTTGACCGTATCTCCGGAAGCCAGGAGTTCAGGACATTCGACCTGTTCGCCAAGGTCGCTGACCCAAGACGGCTTATCCTGGAATCTGCCAACACGCTCAACAGGCAACTCGAGATGCTCGCCAAGGTCGAGGGCCTCATCAAGGAGAACACCACAGCCGCCCAGGACCCACAGACGATATACATGACCATGATCCAGATAGTCGAGAATGCCACGAAGAAGGCTCCGGAGGTACGAGATAGCATCATCAAGGCCCTTGAGGCTGCCGGTAATACCTAGCAACGCATTCACCCATGCCGTCTACGGGCTGTCGCGTGACAGGTATATCCGCAGCCTTGGGTTCAAACCGTTCGAGTGGCAGACAGACATACTCGAATCCCAGGCCCGCAGGAAGATCGTCAACGGGGCTAGGCAGTCGGGGAAGTCAACGATCATAGCCAGCACCCCCAGCCATCGGGCACGGTACTGGCCCAAAAGCCTGTCAATTGTACTGGCAGCCACAGAGCGGCAGGCGGTTGAGGACATCGAGAAGATCAAGGACTTCATTTCCCGCGACCCCACATACCCTGAGATCATGCGCGACTCGGACAGCCTCATCGAGCTTTCAAACGGTTCACGCATCCTTGTCGTTCCGGCCACCGAGAAGGCAGCACGTGGATACTCCAACCCCGACATCATCATCCTGGACGAGGCCAGCCGCATCGAGGACGCCGTGTACAAGTCGGGGGTGAGGCCGATGCTCACCGACAACGAGAAATGCGAGCTTATCGCCATATCGACACCCAACGGACGCATGGGCTTCTTCGCCAACGCCTGGGCATCGGACAGGTGGGAGCGGTACGAGGTGCGCTCCCCGTGGGAGATCGGCGAGGACAAGTGGACACTTGTCGAGACCATGCCCGAGCGGAGATACCGCGAGACCATGGCAAAAAGAGGCATAAAGGGCTATTATTCACCCAGGCACCATGTTTTCAGCGAACAGCAGGAGAACCTTATCGAGATGGGCGCGGATATGTACCGCCAGGAGTACCTTTGTGAATTCGTGGAACCCGACGAGCAGACCTTCACCTACGACGAGGTGGACGCAATAATGCACCCCGGCGAGGCCATCGAGTGCATGGACTTCGGGCTTGTCATGACTGATGACAGGGCGATGGTGATCTGATGCACGAGTACTGCGTATCCGTTGACATAGCCAAGAAGCGGGACTACACCGCGATAATGGTGTTCAGGGACAGGCCCAACCTGGTCGAGGGCATCGAGTCGCTGGGGCAGGGGCACAGGTTCATCCACACCTACGACATCATGCACATCGACAAGTTCCAGGGCGTGTCCTACCCGGAGATAGCCGATATAGTTTCCAACATGATGGAGCACCACGACCTCAAGGCCAACGCCGACCTGCTGGTTGACGGCTCGGGAGTGGGGGCTGCTGTTGTGGATCTCATGAGGGATATGTTCCTCACCCCCATACCCATCATCTTCACCGGACCCGGCAAGGCCAGGGAAGTGTACGCCGACATGGGGAACATCTTCAGCGTATCGGACAGGCTGAAGGGCGCTAGGATACTGAACGAGATCCACGTGCCCAAGGTGGACATGGTTGCCGCCGCCCGTATACTTACCCAGCAGAGGCGATTCAGGATGACGCAGGGCCTCAAGTGGGCGGACGAGTTCGAGCGACAGATGCTCAAGTTCAGGGGCAAGGTGAACGAGAAGACGGGCCACGTGAGGCACGAGGCCGAGACGGAGGACACCCACGACGACCTTGTGGTATGCTTGCTCATGGCAGCATGGTGGTTCAACCGCGACCGCAGGGACACCGAGATTGTAGCGGCGAGGACGGGCGACTCCGTACCCGAATGGAACCCGATGGACTTTGCTTAGGAGGCTGGAAGTATGGATATAGCGCGTGAATCGATGGACAAGCTGGTCAGGGTCAAGGGCCAGCTCAAGAGCGACCGGGCGAGGTACGACAGCCGATGGCAGGAGATTGCCAGGTACATCAACCCCGCATACGGGAACTGGGACGACTCGCACCCAGGAGGCACGGGGACCGACCCCTTCGACTACAAGGACATCTTCGACAACACCGCCCTGAAAGCCTCATCCCTGCTGGCTGATGGAATCCAGGGCTACGCTTTCAGCCGTGACGGATCATGGTTTCGCCTGTCCCTGGAGGACGAGAAGCTGATGAAGGTAGGCGAGTACGCCGAATGGCTCCAGTCGGTTGAAAGGTCGTTCTACAAGCAGTTTTCAAGATCGAACATCTACGACGAGGGACGGGCTTTCGTGAAATGCGGGGCCGACTTCGGGACAGCTGTCATGTTCAGGACCGAGGACACCATCCGGGGGATGCCGAGCTACAAGACCCTGCACCTGAAGGACTGCCTCATCAAGGAAAACAGGTTCGGCGAGGTGGACACCCTGTTCAGGGACTTGTGGCTCACCCCCGACGACGCCATGAGTTATTTCGGGAGCGATGCCCTGCCCAAATCCATAGTGGACGCGGCGGACGGCAACCCGACCAAGCAGTTCAAGTTCACCCAGTACGTGGGACCGAGGGGCCAGTACTCCCTGGAAGTGGCCGGCACACAGCCCTTCGTGTCGGTCTACTACGCCGACATCGAGCAGTCCAAGCCTGTATCCGTAGGCGAGTACCGATCCAAGCCCTTCTTTGTCTGGCGCTGGTCGAGGAACATGAACGGCGAGGTCTGGGGCTCCGACTGCCCGGGCATGGTGGAGCTTCCCAACGTGAAGCAGGCGAATTCCATGCGGAAGAACTTCAACCGCCTGGTGCAGTTGACATCCCAGCCCCCGCTCAAGGCGACCGAGGGATTGAGGGGAAGAATCAACATGACCCCGAACGGAGTCACCTATGTCAGGCCGGGCGAGGACTTCGCGCCCACCCAGATCATCGGGAACCTCCAGGGAGTGGCCGAGGACATGGCTCTCCTGAGGCAGTCAACGAACGAGACCTACCACACGGACTTCTTCCTCATCCTCACCCAGAACATCGAGCGCACGAAGACAGCCACCGAGGTTGCCGGCCTCCAGGGTGAGAAGGCCGCGCTGCTCTCGGCGTTCTTCGGACGGCTGGCGGCGGAGTTCCTGGAACCCCTGCTGGAAGACCTGTTCGCCCTTGAGCTGGCCTCCGGAAGGCTTGTGCAGCCACCCGCCACCCTTGCCGACGCGGACCTGAAGATCGACCTGGTATCCCCGTTGGCAAGCCTCCAGAAACGGGTGCACGAGCTGTCCGCCACCGACGAGGCCATCGCAAGGATAGTACAGGTCGCACAGATAGACCCGACCGTGATCGACACGGTGGACTTCGACCAGTACGTAAGGACCGTGGCCGAGAGCTACAACATGAAGCAGACCATCCTCAGGGACGAGCTGGACGTGGAACGGATACGCAAGGCGCGGCTCCAGCAGCAGATGGAGATGCAGCAGCAGCAGATGGGCATGCAGGAGGCTTCAGTGAAGGCTGACGTTGCCCTCAAGGGGGCAAAGGCCATGGAAGCGGCGCAGGGAGTCCAGGGAGTACAGGGAGCATGACCAGAAACGAGCGGTATCTGATGGGCAGGGAGCGCAGGGCGATATTCCGCAGGGTGTTCGTCGAGAGCCAGGACGGCAGGACCGTGCTAGCCCTCATACTGAACCGCTGCGGGTACTTCTCCCTTGACCCATCCATCGTGAGCCCGGAGCTTATATCCCTGTCAAACTACATCCTTGCAGAGATGGGGAGCATAAACACGGCCAACATCTACGGACTGGCCGACGCGATAGCAAAGGCGTCCAACGACGCCGATCTTGACGAGTATCTGTCCGCAGGGGACAGGGACGAGGAGGTTGAGTGAAATGAGCGATACAGAACAGGCCGCACCCGCTACCGAAGCGACACCGCAAAGCGCACCAGCGCAGGCCGCACCACAGGCACAGGCCACTCCACAGGCTTCAGAGCCACCCAAATGGCTATCCCAGGTATCGCCCGAGCGGAGGGAGAACAAGGAACTGCACGGGTACGCCACCCTGAACGACCTGGCAGACGACGCCCTTGCCATGAAGCGCGACAAGGGACGCTCCCTGCTGATCCCCGACGAGAAAGCCACCCCGCAGGACATCCGGGCCTTCTACGACCGCCTTGGAGTACCCAAGGACGCACAGGGCTACGGGCTGAAGCACGACGGTGTACCCGAGGGTGAGAAGCTCTCATCCGCTTTCGCCGAGCAGGCCATCAAGGCAGGGCTCACCAAGGGGCAGGCCACCAAGCAGTGGGAATTCCTGTCCGGACTGGTTAAGACCGGGCAGGGCGAGCAGCAGAGGCAGGCCACCGAGACCCGCGAGACATTCGACGCACGGCTTGACCAGGCGCTCAGGGCCACCATCCCCGAGGACTCGAAGCGAGAGGACGCAAAGAAGGAGACGGTGAACATGCTCAAGCGCCACCTGGCCCGCATGGACAAGGCGGTGGGGAAGGCTTATGTGGATAAGGGATTGATCTACGACACCGATTTCGTGCTTGCCATCGCAGCTGACGAGAGGAAGCGGGGGGACGCACCCTTCGTGGACGGATCGGTGAGCCCGAAGAGCGACAGACCGGTTGGGAGCTACCACCCCGACTTCATCAACGCATACAAGCGATAGGAGGGCATTATGCTTCTTGACGACGTGATTGCCATGACCAAAGAGGAGAAACCGGTTGACACAGCCGCGCTTCCCGAGGACAAGCCGCGCAGGATGAACGATTACCACCCTGAATTCCTTAAAATCCACGGTAAACTTGACAAGCAAACAGGTGTGAAGTAGTATCCAGAAAGAACCGCGTTGCGGTTCCAGTATCTGCTGGAATCGGACGCGCCCTAAATGGACCAATAAAGGCATCGGGCAGGCTAAACCGTGCAGGGAGTAACCATCGCCCCCGTAATTGGGGACAGGAAGGCGCACACAGACCGACCAGCGCAAACTCCACATGACGAGGTTTTACCATGGCTTCAACGCTACTGACGGCATACAGCCCGATGAACCTTGCCGAGGTGCAGAAGCGCGCAGGATTCGATGATGCTTCGGCAGTCATCGGCGAGCTCTCCCGGCGAAACGACTTCCTCCAGGACTGTCCCTGGTATCCCGCTTCCCACGGGGCCTACCACAAGCACCTCCAGGCCACCCGGCTCGGTGACGGCGCTTTCGGCAAGGCCAACGCCCCTGTAACCGTGATTTCCTCCCAGGCGGAAGAGATGACCGAACCCGTGAAGCTCTACGAAGGCGACAGCCCGGTAGACGAAAGGCTTCTCGCGTCATCCACCAACGCCATGAAGGTCCGCGACTCCGAGGACGCCCTCAACCTTGAGGGACTCATCCAGGGATGGATCAACAAGCTGCTCTACAACAACGAGGCTGACGCCCCCGACGGCTTCAAGTCCCTCTCCCGGCGCAGGCCCAAGCTGGACACCTACTGCAAAGGCGGCGGTGGAACCGGAGCGGACCTGACCTCCATGTACCTCATCGAGTACGGACCCGCCGGATTCTATCTCGCGTATCCCGAAGGATCGGGAACCCCCGGCATCAAGAACGAGGACAGGGGACGTGTCTACGTCGCCGCCCCCACCGGGACCGGCAACTACTGGGCATGGGTCAGGCACTACGAGATATGGTCGGCCCTGGTTCTCCGCGACGAGCGTGCGCTCCTGCGCTACGCCAACATCGAGAGCGCCGGAAGCTCCAACATCTTCACACCAGCCACGTTCATCACGCTCAAGAACAAGCTGCCCTCCATGGGAACCAACGCGGTGGCCTACGCCAACCGCACCCTGAAGGCGCAGATCGAGGCGGACGCGTACAACAAGTCAAACGCGGCCTACTCAGTGAGCGACATCGAGGGGTTCGGCCCCATCACCCGTGTTTCCGGCGTACCGATCCGCGTCCTTGAGGGATTGCTGGACACCGAGACCGCCCTGACGGCGTAGAAAAAGGAGGATTCATGAGAGACGCAAAGCTTCAGTTCGCGGACATAACCTGCGCCACCAAGACCACGCAGGTCTATTCCGGTACCGCGCTGGATTTCGGGGCCCTCCAGACCGGATACACCAAGTCATCCAAGCACCGCACCGGCGTCACCGAGGGCATGCAGGTCGTGTTCTCCATCGATGCCGACGCCAACGCCGCCGATACATTCAAGTGTATCGTGCAGGACAGCGCCGACGACACCACCTACACCGACCTGGTGGGTGGGCCCACCTTGGCGACAGTCAAGGAAGGGATTATAGCGGTGTTCAATCTGCCGCCCGAGCACAAGCGATACCTGCGGACATCGGTCTACCCCGATTCCTCGGGCACGCTGACCTCCACCGTCGTGAATTCCTGGATGGAACCCGGGATAATGGGCTAGACCTTGGGCCGGGAGGGGTAAAACCTTCCCGGCCTCCTTCCTGAAGGACAGATCAGAATGCGCTATATGTGCGAGGCTACCATGCACGATTCCACCGAGGGCCGCTTCTATCGGATCGGTGATGTCTACGAGCTTACCCTTGAGACCTTCCAGAGGCTCGGGGCCAAGCGTTTCAGGCTTCTTGAGAACCCCAAATCCGTACCCGAGCCCGTCAGGGCTGAGCCTGAAAAGGCCGCAAAACCCGAGATGATTGTGCCGGCAAGAGGGGCAAAGGCTAAATGAGCGTTGACTATGCCTCATCCTGGACGGTGATCGCCAACCGGGCGCTGTCACGGCTCGGGCAAAGCTCGATAACCTCGCTCGACGACGGCAGCGGGACGGCGAAGTACTGCTCCCAGTTCATCCCCGAGGCGGTATTGTCCGTTCTCGGTCAGTACGACTGGAAGGCCCACCGGAAAAGGGTCGTCCTGGCCCCGTTGGCCGAGGCCCCGGCATTCGGATACGACTACGCATTCCAGCTTCCCCCCGATTTCGTGCGGGTAGTGTCGGTGGAGTGCGACGAGGGCTACTCACTCGAGGGCCAGACGATACTGACCGACTCCGACGAGGTGAACCTGGTCTACATCGCCACCATAAGCGACCCGGTGAAGATTCCCGGCCACATACAACACTTGATCATCACCTACCTTGCCTTTCTTCTCAGCACCCCGCTGACCTCCAACGAGGCAATAGCCGGGCGCATCTCACAGGAATTCATGATGGCGCTCGAACGGGCAAAGACCGACGACGAGCGGGCCAGCCAGACCGACGACAACGCCACCTGGTACGACGAGGAACGCGGATGACTGTAACCACCCTCCAGAACAACTTCACCTCGGGCGAGATTTCCCCCATGATGGAGGGTGCGATAGGAACCCAGCGCTACCAGACGGGGCTTTCCACATGCGAGAACTTCCTGCCTCTCAGGCAGGGAGGGATCAGGCGCAGGCCGGGGACGCATTACGTGGGGGAGCCGAAGAACGTAGGAAAGCCCAGGCTCATCGACTTCCAGGCCCCGGACGGCAGCTACTATATCGCCGAGTTCACCCAGGTGACCACATCGAAGATCATACGGTTCTGGAAGGCCGACTTCACCCTCCTGATGGACGGGCTGAACCCGCTGGAGCTGACCAGCCCCTATTCAGAGACCGACTTCCCGCTCATCAAGTACGCCACCGTGAAGGGAATCATCTACCTGGTGCATCCATCATACGCACCACGGACCCTCACGTTCAACGCAGGGACGGGGCTTTTCACCATCGCCACCCCCACATTCACCGGGGACAGGACTTTCGCCTCCACAAACAACTACCCTTCGATCATAACCTTCAAGGGTGGGCGGCTGTACCTTGGAGGCACGAACGCCGAACCAAACGCCATATTCGCCAGCATGACTCCTGTTGCTGCCACAGGGGCAGACAGGTTCACCACCTTCACCTTCGGGGCCGACGCCGACGATGCCATATACCTCCAGGAATCAGACATGTACGGCACCCACTTGCACTGGCTTGTCACCCAGAAACGTGTCGTGGCAGGGACCGACCGTTCGATATGGATGGACTCTGGCGCTGCCGCTACCCCCTCCACGTTCGACATGAGCATCGTGTCCTTCACGGGATCGAGCAATGTCCAGGCTAAAATCAGTGAGAACATAATCGTCTACTCGGGGAGGAGCGAACATTCGCTGCACGCGATGATCTTCTCCGAGGAGTCGGGCGGATACGTGGACATTGATCTTACCCGTGACGCGGACCACATCCTTGCCGGCGGGATAGACGACTTCTCGGTGATGTCCTTCCCCGAACCCATAGTCTGGGTAGTGAGGTCCGACGGGGTTCTGTGTTCCTGCACCATAGACCAGAAGAACGGCATAGTCGCATGGGCACGGCATCCGATGGGCGAGGGGGCCGTGGTCGAGTCCCTCACCACCGGAGTCTGCACCGCTGCCGATGATGTATGGCTATGCGTGAAGCGGGGGGCCAAACGTACCATCGAGTGCCTCAGGTTCTGCGACCTGTACACGGGGGCAATCGAGGACGCCTTCTTCGTGGACTGCGCCATCCAGGTCGTGAATTCCCCGGCTGACGAGACAGTTTCCACGCTCTACCACCTCATAGGGTACGAGGTTGACGCCCTGGGGGACGGGGCTGTGCTCCCCCGCAAGACGGTTCCAGCCGGTGCGGAGATCACCTACGACAGGGAGGTGGCAAAGTGCGTGATCGGGATACCGTACACCTCGACAATGGCAACCATGCGGCCCGAGCTTCCATCAAACGGCACGAGCCAGGGCAAGCTCAGGAGACTGGAGAAGATCATCATCCGCTTCTACATGAGCCTTGGGGGCAAGGTGGGCGGTAGTCTGACAGAGCTTTCCGAGATACTCGACTCCACATGGGGCCTCTCTGTGTACGGATCTGCCAAGCCCCCGGTTTCAGGTGACAAGACCCTCGATCTTGCAGGGGGCAACACGACAGACGGCAGGGTGTACCTGGTGCAGGACTCCCCCGTTCCATTCAACGTCCTGGCCGTGATGACGCGGTATTCGGTCATGGAGGTATAGAATGGACCCCTGGAGCATTGCCGCGATAGGCGGTTTCATAGCGAGCGGACTGAACACCCTTTTCAACTACGACTCCGGGACGAAGGCCATCAAGCTAGCCAAGGAAGGCCAGAAGATAGACCGGGCCCAGCTTGCCATAGATGTCAATGAATTCCTTATCGGGATGCAGCAGGCCGAGCTTGACCTGGGCGGGACGCTTGACTCAGCGAAGGGAAGCCTGCTGGACCTCAAGGAGCGCCAGGGCTCACTCAAGATAACCGCCCTCGACTACTCAAGCAAGATAGCCAGCTACGACGAGTTCCTTGCTAGATACCCGGCATACTCAGAGCTTATGGTGTCCGAGATGGATGCCCAGGGCAAGGCTGAATTCCGCTCGCTGCGCGAGAATTTCGGGGTGTCGAACGTGGCAGCCGCTGAACGTGGCCAGTCCGGAGGCTCTGCCCAGGCCATGTCCTCCCGTGCCATGCAGGACCTTGCCGACTACGCGGGGGACGACCTTTCACTTGGAGAGATGACTACCGGGAACGTGGGCATGTTCCAGATGAAAAAGAGCGAGCTTGTCCTTGACCTTGACGCACAGTACCGCGAGGCCGAAACCCAGAGGGGCATATTCTCCACCGGGCTTGACCAGATCAACACCTCAATCGGCGACTTCGACACCGCGATAACAGACTCCGAGGGACACATAACCGACATCGAGAACGCGATAGCAGGATGGGACGCCAACTACGACGCGATTGAGGCATACTTCGCCGACCTGCTGAAGGAGCCGGAGACACCTCCACCTGTGATTGCACCCGTGACAGATACGCCCGTAATCTCAGGGACTACGGATACAGGATCATCAGGGACCACATCGACACCTGCTGTCGAGGATATACCAGTATCTCCGACACCTGCAGACACATCCATATCAGCTCCGGGGGCCACTGACGGGCTATCCGACCCTGCCAAGGAAATGTTCGGAGTGGAGAATGGAATCGAGCTTCCAAATATCTACATACCAGATATAACCGCCCCCGTGATAACCGACATACCAACCTACGGAGAGGACAATCTTGCCGCAACTCCCAACCTGACCGAACTGGGAAACGAGGCGGTCCTGCCATCAGACCCATCCGCCAGCGACAGCGCACGGGCCGCAGGTACAGCCACCAACGCTAAGAAGAAGAAGGAAAGCACCAGCACCACTTCTGCGAGTGACAAGGCACGGGCCGCAGGTACAGCCACCAACGCTAAGAAGAAGAAGAAGAAGAAAAGCACCAGCACCACTTCTGCGAGTGACAAGGCACGTGCGTATGGAACGAAAGCCAAGGCGGACGCCGCAGATAAAGCCAAGGCCATAGCTAACAAGGCAGGCATATATTGAAAGTCCCCGAGCTGTCATACGCGCCACTCCAGGAAGCGAATTCCGCCACCTACGCCGGGAAGAAAAGCTCCCTAGTAGCATCATCCCTCGGACGTATCGACGAGGGCATAGCCCTGAATTCCACGCGGATGGGTCTGGGGGCCTCCAGCCTTAAACTGGCAGAGCGCAGGCTTGACCTGAACGACAAGGCCATAAGGAACCGCCAGACCGATTCAGTCGCGCGTCTTGCCCTCAACCTCGGAGACCTTGCCCTTAAGGCCATCCCAGAGATAGCCAACATCGTGAAGCAGAGCCAGCTTGAGACGGCCAAGTCGGGGTTGCTGGACATCCAGGCCAAGTACAACGTGCTCCAGGAAACCAGCATCCTGAACGGCAAATCCTCCTTCGTGCAGGGTGCGGACGGGCAGCTTGAGTTCCAGGAGGACCTCGCCCTTGAGCAGTGGAGGAGCCAGAGACTCGCCGAGATAGACGGGACAAACGCTTTCAAGGACGTGAAGGCGTGGACCACTGCCCAGGCCAAGGGCATGTTCATGGCCGGGCAGGACAGAGCCCTGACCGTTGCAGTGAACAACGCCCGCACCGTAGCAAACGAGAGCTTCCAGACCAATATGGACTCGGCACGCACCGCCGACCTTGCGGGTGAAGGGTACGACACCGGACTGAGCCTCATAGAGTCCAACACCATGATTGGACCTGCCCAGAAAGAGTACATGAAAAAGGCGTACACGAAGGAGCTTGACTACCAGCGGGCATCATCCGCGATAACAGGCGTGGCAGAGAGCGACGGGGCCGAGCTTGCCCGCACCCTCATGAACGGAAAGTACAAGGGACAGCTGAGTCCCGAGCAGATCGACACCCTGGAAAACGAGATCATCAAGGCAGACAGGTCCGGTGACGTGGTCGTGTCGGAATCGGCATACTCGGCCATGTACAACGGCATGAAGGAAGGAAAGAGCCCCGACCAGCTCAAGGCTGATATAGCAAAGACTCTTTCCACCCAGCCTGACAACCGGAAAGCCCTTGCGTATGAATCTATCATCAAGGCGCAGACCCTCCGGGCCAGCGAGATCGGAGAGTCCAACTGGAAGAAGGACCGCGAGAACGCCACCATTATGGGCATGAGAGCAGCACGCGACCGGGTAGCCAGCGATCCATCGTACAGGGGCGTTGAGGACGTCCAGAACATCTTCCTGAACCGCTACGACTCCGACATAGCCGCGATGGAGAGGGCAGAGGCTTCTTCCCTGAAGAGCGCCGATGCCGTAAACGGAGAGCGGATCAACGCCGAAGCCACCTATACCATGTTCAAGAACGGGACCATATCCGGCACCGAGGCCATCACGCGGATGATGTCCTACAGCCAGACAGCGGATGATGTGACCATGGGAACGATCAACGGGCTGATGGACAAGGTGAGGACCAACATCGTGCCCGAGAAGCACCAGAAGGCAGCAGGTGAGTTCTGGGACCGCGTGAAGGTCGGGATAGTCGGAGACAGGAAGCCATCCGACTTCACCGACCAGCAATGGAGCGAGCTGAGCAGCGCGAAAGCGTGGGTTGACGGGGCGATCCTTGACCTTTACTGGGAGACCAGCGCCAACGACATGACCACCGAGAAGTTCTCAAAAGAGCTGGACAACATCAACATGATCTACACGTCAAAGGAATTGAAGGCCATCCAGTCGGGAAGCATCAACGTGGGTCCTGGCAACACGGGGGCCCTGAAGGACGCCCTTTCAAAGCAGGCGATCTTCGACACCGTTGACCCCGTTTACGTTGACCATGACGGTTCGGTGAACTGGGCCAAGCCTGAATACAAGGCCACCTACGACCAGATGAACATGGTATTCAGGGCTGACCTGGAGTCCAAGGGAATAACCATCAAGAGCCAGACCATGCAGACCGAGGGACTGAACGACGTTGTACCCAGGCAGATATTCCTGGACGACAAAGGGAACGAGTACTTCTACGACGGGAAGGGCCTGAACAGGAAGGCGAAGGGCCAGGACCAATTTCTTCCTGTTGACGCCAAGGTTGCCGCCGAGATTGCCGGCCAGTCGGTGAAGCCGCTTGAGAACAAGGTTAAACCGCCCGAACAGGTCAAACAGGAAGAGGCAGCCAAGAAACTTGCAGACGAACAGTCAACGTGGGCAGACGAACAGACCCTACGCGATGCCAAAACATCAGGGATCAGGCTTGTGAAGCCGAAGGCCACCAAATGAGCGACATCTACCAGCGGATCATGGGTGAGGTTGACTACGACAACGCCAAGAAGTCCATGGAGCTGAAACAGGCTGGAAAATCCTACACCCCGGACGTGTACGGCAAGGTTCAGGCCGATATTGACCAGGACAACACCACCAGAGCCGAGAACGTGGACAGGTGGAAGTACACCGTCCCCGTGACCGACCTGGAATACAAGGTTCTCAACCAGGCTTTCGAGAATTCCAGCGACCCCGAGGCCGACCGATACCGCTACGCCGCCGCCATGACCTTCGCCAAGGAGTACAACGCTCCATTGGATTGGGCGATCCAGAACCTTGACGCCCTCTCAGAGTACCAGCGGGGCGAGAAGTTCACGCCCAACCGCTCATGGCTGACCGCCACCATCGACAGCTTCGAGGTCGGGGCCATGGACGTGGAGATAGCCAAGCTCTCCCAGCAGTACAAGATCGACCACCTCGCCGGGAAGGACACGAAGGCACTCGACACCCAGATAGCCGCCCTTGAGGCCCTCCAGGAATCGCTTGAGGATAAGCAACCTCGTTGGGTGACCACCAAGGCCGCGAAGTTCGGCGCGAAGCTCCTGCCCTACACGGCATCCATCGCATTGCCAGCCGCCGCCGCAGGTGCAGCCGCCGCAGGTGCCGCTGTCATGATGGGAGCGGGAGCCGCCACCACGATAGGCTCGGGCGGGCTGCTCCTTCCTGTGGGTGCCGCCATGTCGGTTGCCGCGATATCAGCCGCAGCCGGAAAGGCCGTGTCCTTCGCAGAGGGCCTGAAGCTGATGGAGGGGGTAGAGTACCGGCGCATGATCAAGAACGGCATCCGCCCCGACATAGCCGCGCCTCTTTCGTCCATTTCCGGTATGGTCCAGTCCGCCGCCGAGACCTTTTTGGGCACGATTCCCGGTGCTCTGGGCAAGGTTGCCGGCCTGAACGTCGGCACGCTCTCAACCAACCTGATGGGTAAGCTCGTGGTTTCCGGAAAGCTCGGAGCCATGGGGAAAGCCCTCATGTCCTACGGACTGGAGGCGGGGGAGGAAGGGCTTGAGGAGACCTTGCAGGAAGTGACCTCCTTCCTTGCTGACGAGGCCGCCGCATCCGTTCAGGGAGTGGCCAGCCCAGAAGATTCGAAACGCATCTTCACCAGGGCTTTCGAGGCCGCGAAGGGCGGGTTCCTGGGGGGATTGGTACTCGGGCTTCCCGGTGCCGCGATGGACACAGCCGGAACTTCCAAGGAAGTGAAGTCCCTCAAGAACATGGCTTCCTCACTCGACGAGGCAGATTTTGTCTACATGGCCAAGCGGGGGATAGCCGACGGCAGCATAACCGTGTTCGGTGACGCTTCCAACGGAGAACTGGGCACGTTCTGGAGGGCGAACAAAGACCGCGTGAAGGCCCAGGCCAAGGAAGCCGCTCCCATCGACATCAAGGAAACCCTGGAGACAGCCGACATAACCGAGGACGACGAGGAACCCGCAGGCCCCGTCAAACGGTTGAAGGACGGCAAGCTCTACACCTCCGTATCCACCAAGAAGGAGACGAATTCCGACGGGTCCATGACAGGCTACTTCCTGACCGGAGACCCCGAGACCGCGAAAAGGCACGGATACATCCAGTACACCACCGACACCGATGGAAGGATACGTATCGACGCGGTGAAGATGAAGGACGGATACCAGACCATCCGCAAGGAACTGCTGACCGACTTCATAGCCAAAAACAAGGGAGCGGAGATTTCATGGGACCCCACCGACAAGGGGCTTATTTCCCTTCGTGACGAGCTTGTTGCCGGGAACCCCCGTGGGGCGGACAAGGGACTGTCATGGTTCGGAGAGGACGACGACCCCGTACAGGGCATGAGGATGAAGGCCCTTGAGGAGAAGATAGCCAAGCGCCTCCCCAACATAACCCCGGACCAGAGGGTAGGGGCCATGCACATTGTGTCCGGTGCAGCCAACTATCTTGGAATCACCCCCGACGAGTTCATCAAGCGTGCCTACACGGACGAGGTGTTCGGGGACGACCCCAACGTGACCGTGGCCCAGGGCAAGAAGGGCGGGGTATCCTGGAAGGACATCGGTGGGATGTCCAAGGCTATCATCTACACGACCGAGAATTCCGACTTCTCGACTTGGGCGCACGAGAACGCCCACGTAATGCGACGGCTTTTGAAGGACGAGGACCGCAAGCTTGTCGAGGAGACCTACGGGGTCGAGGGCAAGTGGACCGTGGAGTCCGAGGAACGCTTCGCCACCGACGCGGAAAAGTACCTCATGAGCGGCGAGGCCCCATCCCCCAGCCTCAAGAACCTGTTCGAGAAAATCGCCAAGTGGATGCACGACATCTACAAGGGCATGACCGGGAAAGTGGACATAGACCCCCGCATCAAGTCTGTCATGGAAAAGCTGTATGCGGATAAGGCTTCCCCCCTCTCAAAACAGGCCACGGCAAGCGTGGATGGGCAAGGGCAAACGCAGGACGGAAAAACGTGGAATGATGCCGACCTTCCTAACGATGTGGCTGCAATCAATCCTGCGAGTTTCGTAGATGAAAGACAGAAAAGCATCGAGGAGCTCAAGAAAACCATATATGATTTGGCGGTCAAGAAAAACCGTGCAGATCATGTATTCAAGAAATGGATAGCTACCCATTGGACAGAAGAAGATAATCTGCGCGGCAACAGCAAGACCAGAAAAGGAAAGCAGGTTGTAACAAGAGAGGAGATCGACAAAAGAAAAGAAGAATACGAGCAAGAGGATGATATTCTTGAGAAGAAAGGAATCGCTCTGACCGGAGAGCTCATGAAGCTTGAGGACATGGCCGTCAAAGGCGCGGACACGTTGTTCCAGTACGTCGGCGAGAAGGCAATGCTTGACGACATCGAGCGCCAGAACCTTTCGATAGCACGCGAGATGGACGCGGCAGGGAAAGACGCGGAGACGATCCGGCTTGCGACTGGATGGTTCAAGGGCAAGTACGACGGAAAGTGGAGGATGGAGGTATCTGGAATAAAATGGAAGAAGGCAGGAATAGATAGCAAGGCAGAATATCTTGGAGATGCAATATCAGCCCCAGAGATATTCAGGAAGTATCCTGACCTGAAAGAAGCCGGGTTCTCGTATGGAGGCACCTCTGAAGGAATTATTAAAAATGAGAATCTGAAAGGATCATTCACACCAGGAGGATTTTTCAAGGTAGGACACATAAAGATTGATCCTAAGATAGATAATAATGAAGCATTAAACATACTTGAGCATGAAATACAACACGCGATACAGAGCATAGAGGGTTTTGCGACCGGAACCACAACAGGAGTTGGTGCCTGGATGAGATTTGAGAATAGGCCATCACTAATTAAGGCAGCCAATAGGACTCTTGAGGAATGGAAACCTGCCTCCTATGAGCTATATTGGGGAAAGGAGCATACAGAAGAAGGAGATGCTGCATATAAAGAATATCTAGACAACTGGAATACACCGGATGCCAAGAGAAAACGTGAGATACTCGCACAGCAAGGTGCTGGAAATAAGGTATACAAACTATCAGCGGGAGAAATAGAGGCTAGAGATGTGGCGCTTCGTGCCAGCCTGACACCAGAAGAGCGCAGGTCGTTGCCACCGTATTCAAGCGAAGATATCAGTAGTGATGACGCCGTGGTGCTCTTCCAGACGGAAGAAGATTTCAAGAATCTAAGGGACAGATGGGAAGCGAAGGGCGTTTCACTTGACATATTTGCCAGCGATAGGAGTGACCACGCAGGCCTTACGATAAAGATGGCAAAAGAATCGCGGAATCAGGGTCTTGGCACATCCGCAATGCAAGAATCAGTAGCACTCGCAGACAAACATGGAATACGTCTGGATTTGAGCCCAACCAACGAGTGGGGATCATCGAAAGAAAGATTGGTCAAGTTCTATAAAAGATTCGGATTTGTTGAGAACAAGGGCAGGAATAAGGATTACCGAATATCGGAGACCATGTATCGACTGCCTCAGAACGACGGCGTTGTATCGGAAACGCTCTTCCAGTCCGACGACATACGCGCCATGTACGAGGGTACGGACAAGTGGATGAAGGCCCCCAACGGCAAGCCCACCAACCTGAACGAGCGGCAGTGGTTACAGGTCAGGACGCCCGAGTTCAAGGCGTGGTTCGGGGACTGGATCAACGACCCGGAGAACGCTTCCAAAGTGGTGGATGAGAACGGGGAGCCGTTGATTGTCTACCATGGAAGCCCGAACGCATCTTTCACAGAGTTTTCGCTTGATTACTCAGAAGATGAGACGCTTGCATACGGAAAAGGTGTCTATCTTACCGAGTCAACCACAGCGGCATCAGGGTACGCAAGACCAGGTTCATCATGGGGAAATGATAATGCTATGGGGGTCGGTGGAGTCTATCCTCTTTTTGCCCGTATTGTTAATCCTTTTGACTTAGATAAAGCAATTACTAATAAAGAAGCTATGCGTATTATTGATCTAAGCGGATACGAGGTATCTGGTGCTGATATAGACGGAATGAACGAGGAATCTACTTTCGATGGAAATTATCTTTACGAAGAAATAGAAGATGCAGAGAACGCTCTAATTGAATTCGAGTCCAACCCAGACGAAGAAATTGACCCAGATGATTATGATGATGGGTATGCTGATGCTGATTACCAAGAAGATTATGACAAAGAAGTTGAAAGGCTAAAAAAGAAAATAGAAATAAAAAGGTCTAAACTTGACGATGCAATCAAGGAACATGATGGGCTTGTTAATACTGGGAAACGAGGCTCTATCATGGGACGGAAATTGTGGGAATCAATATGGAAAAGCTCAACAGAGTACCAGGATTGGAAAACAGAAAGAACGCTCATAGGCGGCGTTTCCAATGAAATGGAGTTCAAAACCGTTGCAAACGATATTTTACGCATTGCAGGGTATGATGGTATCACACATACCGACGCATACAACCCAGGGGGTGGAGAAAATCATCAGGTTTACATAGCTTTCGACCCTTCATCCGTAAAATCAGCTATCTCCAACACCGGCACCTTCTCCAATGACAACCCCTCTATCCTCTTCCAACCCTCCCCCCCCACCGACAGCCCCGCTTTCCGCGAGTGGTTCGGCGACAGCGCCGTGGTGGACGCTGAGGGCAAGCCGCTGGTCGTGTACCATGGGACAAGAAGCCCAAAAGTCGAAATATTTCACGGGCGATCTTCATGGAAAGCGGCATTTCCATCCGAGATAGGTGCGACATGGTTCACTGACGACAAGGATATGTCGGAAGGATACGGACAGAATGTGGTATCCGTATATCTTAGCCTGCAAAACCCTGTGGTGGTTGATGCTGAAGGCAAAAGCTACATTGAAATGAATTGGACTACCATTACTCGGGCAAAGGAAAGTGGACACGATGGAGCAATTATCAGGAATGTGGATGATACCAGCGCCGGACGTGATAGCAGGCCGATAACTACATTCGTCGCCTTCTCCCCCACCCAGATCAAATCCGTAAACAACCAGGGCGCGTGGAGCAAGGACGACCCTAGGATACTGTTCCAGCCCGCCTACCACGGCACGCCCCACACCGTTGACAAGTTCTCCACCGACAAGATCGGCACGGGTGAAGGGGCGCAGGCTTACGGGTGGGGGCTTTACTTCTCAAGCAATAGGGACGTAGCCCAGTTCTACCGGGACACTCTGACAAAAACAGCAGATTCGACTATCAATGGAAAGCCAATAAGCGCATTATATGAACAGCTTGAGAAAAAAGCAGATAGGGCAAGTGGTAAAACAGCAGACGCCCTTTATGAGAAAATGGCTTTCCTTGAAGACCTTGAACTGACCCTGAGCTTTGATGAGTCTATCGAAAGGATAGATAGCGATGCAACCAAAGAATGGGCGCTCTCATTGAGAGATAAGTACCAGCCAGCAGGAAATATTTACAAGGTTGAGCTGCCAGATGACGGGGATTATCTTGACTGGGATAAAAGCCAATTAGAGAACAGCAATGAAAAATTTATTGATGCTTTCGGAAGCATTACATCCAGCCGAGAAGCAAAAAGAATATTATACACTCATAGCTTTTCTTTAACCGGAGAAGAAATATACGAAGATATTGTAAGCGCATACATGGAAACAGACGGAATAGACCGAGATGCAGCTAAAAAATCAGCAAGCATGCTATTAAAATCCGTGGGCATACCCGGCATTACATACATGGGAGAATTCTCTAGGGTCAACGAAGGCGCTCGAAACTACGTCATATTTGACGAGAACAACGTCCAGATAACTGGAATCCTCTTCCAGCCCGATTCCGACCTGCTTGACGACGCCCGTTCCTTCCCCGACTGGCAGAAGTTCATGGATGACTACGAGGAATTCCGCACCTTCGCCGACACAGCCGTGCCTGACCTTCCGCCCGAGGAGCTTGCCAAGTGGTACAAGGACACGTGGGAACGTGCGAGAAAAACACCCGTTGACCCCGTGGTGCAGGACGCCGAGTTCCTTGATATGATACGGGCCCCCGGTGGGGTGGAGCGCTTCATGGACGCCCTCGTGGTATCCATGGGCTTCGACACTTCCAGGGGACCGATGGACGAGGAGGAGGCGCAGACCTTCGCTGACGCCGAGGCCCTGAAATCACGCATAAACCGTGAGGCCAACCCCACTATCCTGAACAACATCCCCCGCGTAGCCCAGGAAAAACCTCTCACCGAACGGGCCAGGAAGGCTATCGTCACCCTCATCAAGAACGGGACGAGGGATTACCGGGCATTGTACGCAGACGCCACCGGAGACCCCCAGTACCGTGTCACCGGCGACCAGCTACCCGAGATCGAGGGGCCGAGAAGCCGCGAGGACATGTCCATCGACGAGCGCAACCTGATCGCGTTGCAGATCAAGGACGAGGCCACCCGCAATGCCCTGCTTTCAGGCGAGGACACCATCGAGGGTGGAGCTGTCGAGGGCTTCATCAAGCGCACCGAGGAGCGGGAACGCGACCTGAAGCGGCAGATAGCCGAGCTTGAGGAGGAGCTGAAGGACGACAACTCCATCATAAGCGCAGCCAACCGCCAGGCGGACAAGGCTTTGAAGGCTTCCAGAGAGGCCCAGAGGGCTTTCGAGAAGGCAGACCGGGAAGTGAAGCGGCTGATCAAGCGGGGCGAGGCCGTGTCGGAAACCCTTTCATCGGCGAGGCAGGAAGCGGCGCTCCAGCTCAAGACGGTGAAGAAGGAAGAAGCCGAGCTGAGGAAGGACATCCGGGTCGAGAAATCCATGGGCAAGAGGATTGCCCTGGACAACCTCCGAACCGAGCTGAGGGATGCCCAGGCCCAGAAGGACATCGCACGGAAAGAGCGGGAGCGCAAGGTCAAGCTGGCAAAGCGGATCATGCAGAAGCCGTCCGACTCCATCGAGTACGAATACCGCCAGAAGATAGCCGCCATCCAGAACCTTATCGACGCCCACTTCAGGAAGACCTCCGTTTTCTGGGGGAAGGTGGACATCCAGCTGGACGACATCCAGAAGATACTCGCCGAGAACGCCGAATACGACCTGGACAAGCTGCTCACCAAGAAGGTCGTGGACCGCATCACGAAGAAATCCCTGGACCAGTGGACCGTGGCAGAGCTTGAGGAGCTTGACGAGCGTGTACGGGCGCTGAGGACCGAGGGCAAGGCGATAAGGGACGCGTACAAGGAATACCAGAAGGCGCAGGCCCGGATCATGCGGAGCGAGATCCGCAACGCCCTTCTCGCATCCGGTAAGTACAAGGACCCGCCCCCCTCCGGCAGCGAGTCGGCGCAGAAACGGCTCAGAACCCCCGCGTACCGTGCCCAGCAGGCGTTCCTCTCGTCCATCAACATGGACCGCGTTGCCGACATGGCCGACGGAGGGAAGCCAGGGATGAACACCGAACTGCTTGTCACCCGCCACAGGGACGTACTGCGTGCCGAAATGCGCGAGACGAACCGCAGGCAGGCGGCAGTCATGAAGGCTTTCAAGGAGCTCGGGGTAGACCTGAAGGACTTCTACGAGACCCACGAGATCGACGGCAACACCTGGACCACGGCGCAGCTGATGGGCGTGTACCTCGCCGACAAGAACGACCAGTCGCGGGAAGCGGTGCAGTTCGGCAACCTCATGACCGCCCAGGAACGCGCCACCCTTGACCGTGACGAGCTTACGGCAGAGGCGAAGGAGCGGTACGACGCGGTGATGGAAGTGGTTGACGCACTGCCCGAGGAGATCAAGAAGGCGGCGGATGCCATCGGGAAGGATTTCGACTCGAACTTTGACCGTATCCAGAAGACGAATATCCGCGAATTCAACGCCGGGGTGAAGAAAGTCCTGAACTACTTCCCCATATTCCGCCAGGAGGCCACCTTCGACGACCTGGCCGAGACGGTGGGGAACGAACTCCTGAACCGGAACGGCATCCAGCTCCAGAGGAACGCCGAGAAGGGCTTCACCGAATCCCGCATAGACATCGGACCCGAGCACCAGAAGCCCATGAGGCTTGACGCCATCGACGTATGGACCACCGCGATGAACGCCCAGGAACACTTCGTCGCATCCGCCGAATACGTGCGGGAGCTGAACCGTGTCTACAAGGGCCGGGGATCTGAAGCCACCAGAAGTGTAATGGAGGGAACATACGGCAAAGGGATGGTGGACAAGATCGACAAACACATCTCAGAGATAGCCAACCCCCAGTCCTTCCGCGTGAAGGACGGAACATCGGAAGTACTCAGGGCGATCCGGGGCAACCTGGGCATCGGCTACCTTGGCTTCCGGGTATCGAACCTCCTGGTGCAGGGTGTCACATCCCCCGCCCCGTACCTTGGATATGTCAACCCGCTTGAGCTTTCAGCGGCTGCGCTCAAGGTGGCATCCAACCCGCTGAAAGCCTGGAAGGAAATATCGGAGAAAAGCCCGATAATGGCCGGCAGGTCGGCCAACGAGATGATGGAATCCATGAAGGAGGCCCAAAAGAGCATGACCGACGGTTCGGTCAAGGCCGGGTATGGAAAGATCATGGGCGCGACCATGATCGGGCTGGAGTGGGTGGACCGCGCATCTGTCATGGCTGGATGGCTGGCGGTGTACGACCGCACCATGGCCGAGACCAAGGGCGACGAGACCGCATCCATAGCGAAGGCCGACGACATCACCCTCAAGACCCAGCCCTCCGGGTACTGGTGGAACAACTCAAATATGTTCCAGCCCTCGGGGGACGCGAAGGGCGAGGCGTGGAAGATCATCACCCAGTTCCAGAGCTCGCTGAATGTGATCTGGCAGAACCTCGCCTACGACGTTCCCAACGCTGTAAAGCAAAGGGACATTGGACGGGCCGTGGCGATAGTCACCTCCTACGTGATTGCAGGGGCCGCTGTGGGCCTGCTGAAAGACGGGTACGACGATGACGACGAGGACGCGGTATCCAGGACGAGGAAGCTCCTGTACTGGGGAATGTCGCAGGGATGGGCAAGCTTCCCCATGGTCGGAGGGATCATAGACTCCACCGCGAAAAGCCTCATCACAGGTGAGAGGGAAAACCCCATTAGCACAGACCTGTACCCGGTTTTCTCAAGCGCCAACAAGGCCGTCGTGGCCGCGAGCGAGGGAAGCTGGAAAACAGCCATGAAAGAGTTCGGTGAAGCTATCGGATACTCGACCGGAACGCCTGTTTCGGGTATAAAGGAACTGGGGGCCGCACTCACGGGCGATCCAGGACGACTGATCGGCAGGAGGAAATAGATGCTCTCAAGCAGCGACAATGTGGTCCGTTACGCGATTGTCACGACACCGGCGGCAACCTACACAATCCCCTTCAAGTACTGGGCGACCTCCGAGATAAAGGCTGTCATCTCATTTCTTGGCGAGGCGGACGAGGTGCTCGACTACACCACCGACTTCACCGTGTCAGCGGCAGGGGATACCGGAACCCTCACCCGGGTTGGCACGTGGACAGCCGACGCGATACGGCTGACCATCTACCGTGACATCGCCCTTGTCCAGGAAACCGATTACCGGAACGGAGACGTTATAGACGCAGAGGCCGTCGAGAAATCAATCGACCGGCTTACCGCCCTGTCCCAGCAGATCAACGAGATTGCCAGCCGGCAGATCAACGTGCCGATAACCGACACGTCGGCAACGCTTGAGCTTCCATCGATAGAGGAGCGCAAGAACCAGTTCCTTGGCTTCGACGAGGATGGCAACGCCATAGCCGCCGCTGGTGCCGCCCCAGTGGTAGCATCAACATGGATTGCCGAGAACATCCTGACAAAGGAGACAGCCGACGCGGTTTTGACCGCCCTTGAGGCTACATCGGTAGGTAAGGCCATGCTGAAAGCCGCGAACAAGGCCGCACAGCAGGCGCTGATTTCAGGGTGCGATGCGGGGACGGTGGATGGCCACGACCTGTCAGTCCAGACCCCCCTCAACTCCGGCCTCGTCTGCGCCCCGCAGGGCAACGTGAGCGAGTGGCCGGACAATGCGGCGGGGACGACGTACTTTCAGGATGCGTGGGCAACAGTAGATGGGTGGGATGGAGTCGGATTATGTACTTTGACATTCCCTTCAGGCACTTTGCTTGCCACTGTGGATGCGGCGCAGACAGAAATAAGGATAAGGAAAAATACCGTCGCTTGGGGTACGCTGAAGACCATCCGTTTCAAGTATAAACCGAGTAAGACCGGAACGCTTGTAGTCAAAGGGACCGTAGGTGGATCAGCGAACACGACCATATCCTCACATGCCGTGACTGCCGGAATCTGGAATATCATAGATACCTATTGCGCCGGAGACCTGACAGCGCTCTATGCGTCGCAGACAAGTTGTGTAACTGGAGACACTGGATACATCGACTGGGTGTACATCGGTGACGGCACCTACACCACCAAGGCCCTCGACGCCTCGGGTAACGGCAACCACGGCACGGTGGCCGGGGCAACTCCGGTCGATACGGTGGCAGGGAAGGGGTTCTCGTTTGACGGGGTGAATGACAGCATCACCCATCCAACGGTGACAATAGCCAACGGATCACCGTGGACAATCGCTTGGTGGCAGACCGAGACAAGCACTGGATTACGTTTCCCTTGGGGCAACGGATCAAGCAAGTGTCCCGTGTTGTATACCGACAACGCGCTGTATTTCAGGGACGCCGGAAACACGTACCGAAAATGCACCAACGCGCTGACACGGGCGTCACTGAATCATCTGATGCTTGTGTGCGACGGGGCGACAATTACTGGATACGTAAATGGGGTTGTGGGACTTACCGTCACCCCAAGCTCGACAGAAATATCGCTGGCTAGATTCGCCCGTGGCTACGATCCAGCTGATGTTACCTACATTTTCGGAGGCACCTTTTCCGACCCCCGCATCTACAACCGCGCCCTGAGTGCCGATGAAATCTGGGAACTCTACCAGAAGCCCGGCATGGCCCGCCTGAGTGGTCCCATCGACGCCGTGACCGCCGTGCCTGACTCAAGGGTGGTTCGGAATGCATCCGGGTTTGTGGAGGCCACTGATCCAACCAGCGTTGCCACCGCAGGGGCTGTCGGATACCAGACCGCCATCGACGTCGCCAGCGGCGGGACGCTCACCATGCCAGCGGGATCGGGAACCTACTTCTGGACGATACTCACCTACGGAGCGACGATCAACTCGGTCAAACTCGGCACGACTGCGGCAGGGGCGGCGGCTACCGGGACCGCAAGCGCGAACCTCACGGTACTCGTGAAAAGGATAGCCTAATGGACGTACGCGAACACCCCAACCAAGACGGATATATCATCACCATGACGGACGGGACCGAATACGCCACGCAGGAGGGCGACAGGTTCTACGAGGCGGCGCGGGAAGCGTTCGAGGGCGAGGAGATCATGAATGACCCGGCTTGAGATATTCAACAGGTGTGTGAAAGGCCCGTGGAAAACAAGCGGACTCGGCGTGCAATGGCGATGGAAAGACGGCGTGCTGGCTTTCCAGTGTACCCGCGACAGGCAGGACTGGCTGTTCAACTTCTTCGCGGGACGGGCGACCATAGACGGCGACCTTGCCCACGCAGGGTTCGCTTCCCTGTGGGCATCGGTCCTGCACGAGGTGTCCATGTCTGTAGGTACCACTTCTGGCTTCCAGATCGAGGGCTATTCGCAGGGCGCGGCGCTTGCCACCCTTGCCTATCGGTACTTCGACAAGCGGGGACAGGCTCCACATGGCAACGTATTCGGAAGCCCGAAGGTGTTCGCCCAGAAAGTAACCTGCCCGGACCTTGAGAACATCCAGACCCACGGGGACATCGTTACCGCCCTCCCGTTCCTGAGCTGGTTCCACCACACCGGGACGATCATACGGCTGGGGAAACAACAGATCATACCCACACCGATGAGGCACACGCCTGACGAATACAGGAAGGCATTATGATGGACATTATCCGGCAGAATACCGGAAGAACCTATAGGAGGAAACTATGGATATGATGGCACGGGTAATGGGACGGGACGTTTCGGTCTGGGGCCGCAACGCTGTAGTCGGAAACGCCGCGACGGGCGAGGAGCTGTACGCATACGACCAGGCCCTTAGCTGGCCGACCATACTGGCGGCGGCGGCAAAGCTGGACATCTCGGCTGCCAACGCCGCCGACGCTTTCTTCGTGTCGAAGGGAACAGCCACAATGACCATAGCGGCCCCATGCGTGGCATCCCTGACAACCCACACACTGGCAACCGGGGACGCCGTGAAGTTCACCACCACCGGGGCACTTCCAACCGGCCTGACGGCCAGCGCCACCTACTACGCAAAGGTCATCAACGCCAACACGTTCAACCTGCACACAACCAGGGCGGACGCTATCGCGGGAACGAACCCGATCACCACGACCGGGACGCAGAGCGGAACCCACACCCTGTTCATCCCTGGGACCGGGGCGAATTCCATCATGGTGTTCGGGCTTGACGGCTCCTACAACCCTCAATGGGAAGAGATTGCGCTTGCGGGAACCACCCCCGTCACCACAGTCAAGTCATACCTGAGGCTTTTCGGGGCCGAGGTGACCAGGTCTGGAAGCGGCAAGGTGAATGCCGGCAACATCCACATCATCAAGACCGGGACGGCTGGAGCCTACACCACCCCTGGAATCCCCGACACCCTCACCTCCGCCTTGTGTCTCGTCCTTGCCGGCTGGGGATCATCCCAGAACGGCATGTACACCGTGCCCGCTGGAAAGACCGCTACTCTCAAGGGGCTTATCCTGAACGCCCGTTCCCAGGCCTGCACCTTCTGGCTCGTCTCCCAGAGGCTCGCCGACACCGAGGACAACTCACTGCACATCGACTTCCCGGTAGAGGTCAACGTCACGAACGGAGTCCTGATCACCCCCGGAGACTTGGGCATGAAGCTTACCTACGGCGAAAAGACAGACATCCGCCTGAGGGTGTTCGCCGCCGCCGCTTCGGGAATCGCCACCGGGACGATCATCCTTGAGGTGGTCTGATGAACGAGATCACCATTGCAGCCGTGTCAGTCATCGCCGGTCTCGTGCTGGCGAGCATATACGGCGCATTCACGACATTTGTCCGGAAGCGTGTCACCGTGCGGACACCGGAGGCCACCGCGATCACATCGCTCACGCCTGCCGTCAATGCCCTGCTTGACTCCAACGGACCCATGATGCAGGGGATTATTGCTATTCTCGAAGCCCAGAAGGGCCAGTGCAACGGGAATGTAGACGAGGCCCTGCGTGTGAACCGTGAGGCAAAGAAGCGCTTCGACAAGTTCCTCGTCAGTCAGGCGAAGATATGAAGCAAGCCATCCAGACGTTCCTTGCGGAGGCGGGGGAATCGGCGTGCTACGCGCTCGACATCATCAAGATAGCGGAGATATTCAGCCGTAGGGATTTCGACCCGCTCGTTGCCCTGCAAAGGGGCATCGAGACGGGCTTCATCGCCTACGATCCACAGAACCCGAACGACAACAACAACTTCTACGTGAAAGAC